AGCTGCTCCCGAAATTTCCGGACAAGGGCTTCTCCAATAACCCGGCTAAGACGGTATGGAAGCCGGACATGACGAACATATCACCGGAACTCAGGGAACTGTACAGGGAGAGAAAACAGCCTGATGGTGGTCAAACAAACGGATAGCCCTTTAGAGGGGCTTATGGGTTGGTATGGTAGGAATTTCCACCCACAAACAGAAATAGGCGTTATAACGCGACATAACGCTATTAAAAGGCAAGAAAAAAGAGGTGAAGGGACATGGCAAAGCTGATTGCATGTGCCGGAGAGGGCATAGAGCTCTCCGGTGTGCCTACAGAAATCAAAATTCTTCCCCTTGGAAGGGTTCATTCACAGAAAGGTGACTTCAATGTGGATGAAGAGAGCTTTGAGCTCATCCGGAAACAGTTCAAGGACAGGAAGCTTGACCTTGTGATTGATTATGAGCACCAAACGCTGTCAGATGTACAGGCTCCGGCAGGCGGATGGATAAAGGAACTGTACAAAGGCGAGGATGCCATCATTGCAAAAGTGGAATGGACAGCTAAAGCCGCCGAGTACCTGAAGAATAAAGAGTACAGGTACCTCTCCCCGGTAGTATTGGTGAGGAAAAGAGACCAAAAGGCAACGGCAATACATTCAGTTGCACTCACAAACACGCCTGCTATAGATGGGATGTTTGCATTGGTGAACTCCCTTGATATAGAGGACATTTCAGAAGGAGGAAATATCATGGACTTAAAAGAACTTGCAAAAGCATTAGGGCTTCCGGAGACCGCAACGGAAGAGGAGATCAAGAAGGCTGTGGAGGATGCAGCCAAAGCAGCGGAGAGACTCAAGGAAATGGAGGAAAAGAAGCCGGAGGATAAACCGGGAGAGGGCGGCAAGCCGCAGGAAGTAGCGGAAGTGGTTGCCAACAGCACCATCCTTTCCATGCTTGGTCTGAAGGAAGGTGCAAAGACTGAAGATGTGGCAGCTTCCATCATGGCGTTAAAGACAGGAACCCCGGATACACAGGCGGAGCTCCTTGCACTCAAACAGCGTATGCAGGAGAGAGATGCGGATGAGGAGGTTCAGAAAGCTCTGAAAGCGGGAAAAATCACCGCAGCACAGAGCGGATGGGCGAAGTCATACGCCTTGAAGGATATGGATGGCTTCAAGGGCTTTGTGGAGAAGGCTCCCGTAGTAGTTCCACCGGGCAAGCTTGAGCTGAAAGATGCCCCTGCAGCTCCGGGTTCTGATGAGGTGGACGTAGCCATTCTGAAGAATATGGGAGTTTCTATGGAAGATGTGAAGAAGTACGGTGGAAAGGAGGACTAACAGATGATTAGAACAGGTAACGAGAGAACAGGGAACCGCCTGCTTGATATTCCGGTCAAAGGCGGAGAGGAACTGACAGAGGCAACAATGGCGGTCATCAATGCGGAGGGATATGCAGAGACGGCAACAGCCGCCGCCGGGCTCCTGATTGCCGGATGTGTACAGAGCTATTGTGACAACCGCAACGGAGCAGATGGCGAGCAGACTGCCAGCGTGAAACGTGGGACATTCGTGTGGGAGAATGACGGAACCATCACGGAAAAAGACATCCTGAAGAAGTGCTATATCAAGGATGGAGTGACCGTGACCATCACAGCGGATGGCTCAAGCGTGGCAGGAACTATCTTGGCGGTAGAGGCTGACGGAGTGACCGTAGACATGACACAGGTATAAGGAGGAAATGAAACATGATTGTAAATCAGGCGAACTTACACGGACTCACAGTGGGGTATTCCACAGCTTTCAATAAGAGCTTTGATACCACACAGTCCAATTATCAGAAGGTTGCAACTGTGGTACCAAGCACCACAGGAGAGCAGGACTATAAGTGGCTTGGACAGATGCCGGGTATGAGGGAGTGGATTGGTGAAAGAGAAATTCAGGCTCTTGCAGCGTATGACTACCTCATCAAGAATAAAAAGTTTGAGATGACCATTGGCGTTCCGAGAGATGATATTGAGGATGACAAGTATGGAGTATATACTCCTCTCTTCTCCAATATGGGAGAAGCGGCTGCCCTGCATCCGGATGAGCTTGTCTTTGGTGCCATGATGGAAGGCTTCACGGCGAAGTGCTATGACGGGCTCTCATTCTTTAATGAAGCCCACAAGGTAGGAAAGGAGACCTACAGCAATCGCAGCAATAAGAAGCTGTCAAGAGAGTCCTATATGGAGGCGAGGGCAGCCATTATGAGCATCAAGGGAGACAAAGGCAAGAGCCTGAAGCTTGTTCCTGATCTCTTGGTAGTGTCCCCGGCATTGGAAGAGGCAGCCAAGCTCATTTTGGAAGCTGACCAGATTGACGGTACTACCAACGTGCTGAAGGGAACGGCAAAGCTCCATGTAGAGCCTGCCCTTGCAGAGCATAAGGATTATTGGTTCCTGCTCTGTACCAACCGTTTCCTGAAGCCTTTTATCTATCAGCTCCGGAAGAAAATCAAGTTCGTGTCCCTGACCAAGGAAACAGATGAAAATGTATTCATGCTTGATGAGTTCCTGTATGGAGCTGACGGAAGAAGCAATGCAGGATATGGTTTTTGGCAGATGGCATATGGTTCCACCGGAGAGGTTGGAGCACAGGGATAAGGAGTAGGTGATCGGGATGTACTGTACCGTGAATGAGGTGCTTGAGATGATTAAGGATGACATGAAAAATGTCATAATTGGAGATGAGTATATTGAGGATGAGCAGGAACGGGAGGAGAAGATTGCAACGCTCTGTGATGCTGCCATTGTGGATGCTTGTGCCGAGATTGACGGGTACCTTGCCAAGCGGTACAGGCTTCCCTTACGGAAGGTACCACAGGTCATAAACAAATTTGCAAAGGACATATCTGTGTACAACCTTGTATCAAGGACGGGCATAGATGAGAGTGAAAGAGAGAAGACCTTCCTGAACCGTTACAACGCCGCCATCAAGTTCCTTCTTGATGTGGCAAAAGGCACCATCAGCATAGGCGTTGAGGATATAGGAGGCGGAAGCGAGGCAGCCAACGGCTTCAAAATGAAGTCTTCAGGTCGGGTGTTCTCAAGGGAAAGCATGAAGGGATGGTGATGGGATGTCATCAGTCAGGGCAGAACTGTCCGGAGAAACAGATGAGCTCCTACAACGCCTGAACCGATTGAGCCACCTTGAGACCCGTGGGGTTCTGAACTCCATAGCGGAAGGACTTAGAACTTCCACCGTGGAACGCTTCACGGAAGAGAAGTCCCCGGAAGGAACAAGCTGGAAGACATCCATCCGGGCTAGGGAGGAAGGCGGCAAGACACTCACAAAGACCACACAGCTCAAAAATAGCATCCGGTCAGAGGTGAGTGACGGTGGACTTGCAGTAGGTACCAATGACATCAGGGCAGCCACACACCAATTTGGTGATGAGAGAACAATAAGGGCGAAAAATAAGAAGTACCTCACATTCAAGGTTGGCGGTCAGTGGCGGAGAGTAGCCTCTGTCAAAGTAAGCATCCCACCAAGACCATTCCTTGGTATCAGCGAGGAAGACGAGCAGGACATCAAGGATAGCTTGGAGGAGATTTTTGAGGAGTAGGACATGGTAGCAGAGAAAAACTACTTGATTGAAACGCTGAAGAGCTCCGGCATTAAAAGTCAGGTCTACACCGAAATGAAAAAGCTGAAGCAGGGGAATGAGCCACATGTTGGTGCAGTATTGCGGAACGGTGAAACCCTCTCACGCTCCGGCTCAAAAAGAAAATTCGTAGACCAAGAGGGGCAGCGGAAGCGGAGGGTGAAGCTGTGGGATAGGAGCACATCACTCCATGTAGTAATAGCTGACACATCAGAGGAGAAGGTGGAAAAGATACTTGACAGCTTTCTCCGGAAGCTCAAGAAGGGCATAGATGTGGATGAAAATTGGGTGAATATCGTGGTAGGTGAGGTGGACTGGGTAGAAGAGGGTGACAGCATCCTGAAGGCGAAAGTAGCAGTACAGTTTGACATCACTTTTGAAGGCGGTATTTATGAAGATAGAGACATCAAGCCAATGGACATTGGCTCTGTCGGATAAGGAGGACAATATGGCAGAAATGAAAACGGCTGCAACCTTAAAAACCATTGAGGAGCTCAAGCAGGAGCTTGGGGTATCTGATGCGGTGTTTGAAGGTGTCAAGGCAGCCAACGGATGGAAGAGTGGAAGACAGGTGGAAGCGGATGCTTTCAAGGAAGCCTGTGCTGCCTTCCTGAAAGCCCCGGTTGACGGGAGAGTAACGGATGAGGAGGCGAAGGGATAATGTTCGGAGATGTAAATGTAAAAGTCGAAGACGGGAACCTTGGGCGGAGCAGCTCAACGGGAACCGGAACACATATCAAGATAGGTATTTCCAATGTGGAAAGTAAAGCCCCTATCCTGATCAGCGGAACCATGAACGCCAAGAAAATCAAAGAGAAGGTTGGAGAGACCCCATTGGCGGATGCCTGCATAGATGCGGTAGAGTGGGGAGCAGCTTCCATCTATTGCATCCCGGTAAAGGCAGGGACAGCCGGAACCATTGGAGCGGTTGAGGAAGAAAAGGCAGGATATGGGGAATTTACGGTGACAGGAAGCCCCAACAATGCCTATGACATTGTGGTAGAGGTGATGGATGACGGGGAGTGCAATGAAGGCAGCTTCCGGTATTCCGTAGATGGCGGAAATACCTTCACAGAAGAGATGACCATACCTGTCACAGGAGAAGTCACATTGTCTGCTACCGGGCTTGTAGCAAAGTTCACGGATGCAGAGGGAGGCGGCAGCTTTAAGTCAGGAGACTGCTTCACATTCTCTACAACATCCCCGGCTATGAGCAATCAGGCGGTCATCAATGCGGTGGAGGGGCTTATCAACAGCCCTCTTGCTTTTGAGTTTGTCCATATCGTGGGTACATCCTCTAAGGCTCTGTGGGCTTCCTTGTGTACCCTTGCCAATGACTTCCTGACAAAGTACAAAAGACCGCTCTACTTTGTGTGTGAAGCGAGAGGAAAGACCGCAGATGAGACTCTTGAGGAATATGCCAATGCCATGCTTGAGGAGAGGAAAGGCATCAATAACATGTACATGCAGGTGGTGTGCAGCAACTCCCGTTATCAGAGAATGGATGGCAGGGTGCAGGATATCAACAACGCAGGTATTGTGACCGGGCTCTATGGTCAGGCGAAGGAGTCACAGAGCATTGGAGAAGTGAAGAGCTTCCCTATCTCTGAAGCCAAGATGCTGAAACTCCTTCCGGAAGGAATTGAGGACTATATCAAGACTTTAGATGATGCCAAGTATGTAACTATCCGGAAGTACATAAGCAAGGAAGACTTCTATGTCACTTCTGCAAACATGATGTCACCGGAGGGAAGCGATTATGCCTATGCGGAGGATGTCCGGGTATCTAACAGGCTTGTGAAGGCTGTCCGGGCGGCTGCATTGGATGAGCTTCAGGTGGAAATTGACCCCGGAGACATTGAGACAAGCATTGCCAATATTCAGGAGCAGCTTGCTACCCCAGTGGAGGATGCTGTCCGTGATAAGATTATCAGCTCCGGAACTGTGGCAATCGACACCGAGAACCTCAACATCCTTGTGGATGAGAGCCTTGATGTCAGAATAACCTATGTACCTATGGGTCATGTGAGGGAGATGAACCTGACCTTTGCAGTAGAGAACCCATACGCAGCATCTTAGGAAGGAGGTAGAGGAACATGGCAAATAAACAGTTAATCAATGGGAAAGTGTATGACTGGTCAAGCGTGACAATCACGGCTTCCGGCATGGAGAACATGGAGCCAATGGAAATCTCCTATGATGATGAGCAGGAGAGTGAGCCTATCTATGGCAAGGGCGGAAAGATTAGAGGGTATGGTACCGGAAATCAGAAGAACTCCGTCAAGCTGTCCCTGCTCCGTGAGGACTTCAATGAGATGTGCCGGGTCATCAAGTCCAAGGGATATAAAAACTTTTATAAGTATGTCATCCCTAAGATTGTGGTGAATTATGCGGATGAAGGGGCTGCAACCTGTACGGATACACTGACCAACATTGTAATCTCCAAGCGTAGCTTCAAGGCGGCACAGGGAGATAAGAGCATGAAGGTTGATCTTGATGGCGTGGCAATGGGCGGCATTAAAATCAACGGGCTTGATGCGTAACTGATAACAGAATAAATGACAAAACGGAGGTAACTATCATGGATAGAGAGATGGAAAATAAACTTCTCAACGCAGGAAAAGAGAATGAAACAGCAAAGGGAACGGATGTGGAGAGCCTGAAGGAAAAGTATTCAGGGACAGATGAGAAAATCTACACAGTAATCACAACGGTACAGGTGGATGATGAGACCGAGGAGGAGTTCACATTCCTCTTCAGGAAGCCGAAGCCTGCATCCTATGACAGATATGTGAAGACTATATCCAACTCTGTCACAAAGGCATCCAAGAGCTTTGCTTTTGACAATATCATTGATGAGCAGAGGGAAGAACTGAAGAAGACCGTGGAGGAGTACCCGGCAATCACTATCAGCCTTGCGGATAAGCTGCTCCGTATGCTTGGACTTGCGGACACGACATCAGTAAAAAAGCTGTAGAAGATGCCAAGGAGCAGTTCAAAAGCAGCTTTGTGAGCTATGGGAAGATGGTCATATACACATATCTTCCCAAGGAACTGCTTCCGGAAAGCTTTGAAGACCTGACCTTTGATGAGTTCTTTTCCCTGTATGGTCAAGCGGATTGTGCAAGGGAGATGAGGATAGAGGATATTGAGACAGGCGTAGCGAAAGGCATAGCAGACAATTTTGGAGACGAATAAAACAAGCCCCACAGCCGGAAACTGTGGGACTTGAGCACACCTCTATGAACTTCTGAAGACAAGTATACCACAAATAGAGAAAAAAGCAACAGGGAGGTGGTTGCATGGGTATGGAGTCGGTATACAAATTGTCTGTTATCCTGAATATGGTTGACAACCTATCCGGTCAGATGGGCGGGGTCGGGAACAATGTGACAAACACGGTCAACAAGCTCAATACCGCTTTTGGAACTATGCAGAGGGCAGGAGCGGCAATGGCAGGAGTTGGCGGTGCGATCACCGGGCTCTGCATGAAGACGGTCACAGCCACCTTTGACACACAGAACGCACTATTTCTGGAAGTGACCAGAGAATTATTGCTCATGCAAATGATGGACATAATTTTACTATTGCACTTCCGGATTTGAAGCCATCAAAGAAAGCTTATCAAGTTGATGTATATGTTCAAGATAATTTGATAATGGAAGGCTTGTCGTTTGAAGCTGAAAATAAAGATTTCAAAGAAAAAACACTATTGTAAAGGAGGTACGGTGAGTGACTAATAAATTGAGAGAACAGTTCGATGAGATGGTCGTCTTCAAAGATTTGAAGGGAATGAGTTTTCTGAAGACACTAAAATTACCTTCTTTTTTGCGAGATTGGGTGTTAAAAAAATTTGAAGATGAAGATGGAAACTTTGACACACAGGATTTGCTGGATTTTGTAAATAAATATATGCCTCGAAAAGAGGAATGGATCAGCATTAAAGAACGAATTGTCACAAGCTATGAGCGTGTCAAGTTACTAACTAAAATCAATGTTGATATCAGCATAAAGACAGGGGAAGTATCTTTCTCGCTACCAGAGTTTGGATTAGAGAGTAAGGAAACTATCATTGAATCTCATATTTGGGACTCCATTAAGAATGAGCTTGTCAAAAGCTCTGACACATGGGGAATTGTTGAACTTGGGTATCGCCCACCGGATGATTCGGTAAAGCCAAAGATAGTTGGAAAAATTAAGCTGACAGATTTTACAAGTTTCTGTCCATATGATACGGACATAGACTTTTATAAGGATGTTCGTTCAGAGTTTGATATTAACGAATGGATTGATATTCTTTTAGGAGCAATGGATTATAACTCGGCTGGATATGAGGACGAAAGAAATCGACTGGCAATGCTGAAAAGATTACTTCCGTTTGTGGAAAAGAACCTAAATCTTATCGAGCTTGCTCCAAAAGGTACTGGTAAGTCCTATGTGTTTGGAAATATTAGTAAATATGGTCTTTTAACAGATGGTGGTAAAGTGACTCGTGCAAAAATGTTCTTTGATACTGCTAGGAATACACCTGGATTCATAGTTGGTCATGACTATGTCGCTATTGACGAAGTTAAGCTTGTAAAGTTTGGCGATGTAAACGAGATGCGATCAGTCATGCAGGGATATATGGAACGAGGACGTTGCGAAGTAAATGGACATGAAGTGGTTTCTGATGCAGGTGTCGTTTTCCTTGGAAACATCGAAACCGATAATATGGACGAGTATAAAAATATGCTTACAGAATTACCATCACTTTTTCAGGAAAGTGCACTGTTAGACAGAATGCATGGATTTATAAAAGGGTGGGATATTCCTCCTATGCAACCAGGGCTTAAAATTTCTGGCTGGGCATTGAACACAGAATATTTTTGCACCGTATTGCATCTTCTGAGAGAAGATATGAGCTATAGAGCAATTGTAGATCAAATCGTAGAAGTTTCCGATGGTGCATACGAGCGTCATGTTGAAGCGGTAAAAAAACTTACAACAGCATTCTTGAAATTATTGTTCCCTCATGTAAAGAGCGTAGAGGATATCAATAGACTTCAATTCAAAACATACTGTTTACAACCAGCTGTAAAAATGCGAAAAATAGTTCAACTACAATTAGAAGAACTTGACCCGAAGGAATACAAAAAAGAAGAGAAGCAAATGCCTACATTTAGTCTCAGAAAGGATGTCTAATGAATAATGAAAACAGTATGTATTAGTTGTGGTGAAAAAAATCTTGATAAAAATACGATTGGCATCAACAAGAAATTGCTAGGTGAAAATGTGGCGAACTTCTACTGTATGGACTGTCTTGCAGGATATTTGGACACAACGGTTGAAGAACTAATGGATAAAATCGAGGAATTTAAAGAGGAAGGGTGTAAGTTATTTGAATAGAAAAGAGAAAAGGATAATCTACGCCGACAATGCAGCAACTACTCGATTAGATCAAGATGCTTTTGAAGCAATGTGCCCTTTTCTTTGTGAGAATTTCGGAAATGCGTCTCAGCCGTATTCATTTTCGAGAGTACCTAAAAATGCTTTAAAAATAGCAAGAGAGACGATTGCATCTTGCATCAATGCAAGTCCAGAAGAAATTTTCTTTACATCTGGTGGGACAGAAAGCGACAATTGGGCACTGAAAGGTATTTTAAAAACAAATGAGTCGCAAACAGTGATTACATCCCAAATTGAGCATCATGCTATCTTACACACATGTGCTTCGATAGAACAGGTTGGAAACAAAGTTATTTATCTTCCTGTAGATAGAAATGGTATAGTTGATACGAATACTTTGCAGGAAGCGTTGGTTAATAAGGTAGCATTGGTTTCTGTCATGTATGCTAATAATGAAATAGGAAGTCTTGAGCCTATCCATGAGCTATGTAATATAGCTCATAGAAATGGTGCGAAATTTCATACAGATGCCGTTCAGGCGGTTGGTCATGTGAAAATTGACGTAAAGGAGATAGGTGTTGATATGATGTCAGCATCTGCACATAAATTCAATGGACCGAAAGGCATCGGATTCTTATATGTTAAGACTGGAACTGCATTAAAACCATTTGCAGATGGCGGTGCACAAGAGTATGGGATGAGAGCGGGTACTGAAAATGTTGCTGGAATAGTGGCGATGTCGGTTGCTCTAAAAAAGGCTTGTTCACATATAGATGATAGACGCAAACATCTTCTGAAACTAGAAGATGTGCTTCTTCAAGGATTAAAAAAGTACAATACAGATTTTATCAGAAACGGAAGTAGTAATAGAGTGCCTGGAAATATCAGCCTTTCTTTTAAAAATGCAAATGGTGAAATGTTGTTACATAGACTTGATTTGATGGGTATTATGGTTTCGACAGGATCGGCTTGTGATAGTACAAACACACAAATGTCCCATGTTTTAAAGGCAATCAAAATTCCGGAGGAATATGGATTCGGAACAATAAGAATATCATTTAATCACGAGAATACAGAGGAAGATGCAAAATATATAGCCGAAAGTATTGGGAAAATATTAACAACGGTAACAAAAGCAAAACTTAAGCGAAGCTAAAAGCAATTTTTGATCCAGTCAAGTACATAGGAGTCTACTGGCGGATGCTATTGGCATCTGTCGGTGGCTCCTATTTTTGTACTCAATTTTAACGGCAGAAAAATCTAAAAGAAAGAAAAATGGTAATAAAGTCAACTGTATTTTATCTGCGAGATAGATGTGTAATCTATTGGCGTTTCTGAATGAGGGAAGTGTTTTAATTTTCTTCCAAATATAATCATAGTATTATTCTCCTGTACTTCCGAAAGCCCCGGTTCCTCGTTCTTCACCAAGATCCAGGACAAAGTCTGCGATCACGATCGGTGTGATCACCAGCTGACCGACGCATGTGTCTTTATGAATGATCTGAGAAGATGTGCTCACGTTGCTGATGATGGCATGGATCTCGCCTCGGTAACCGGAGTCAATCGGTGGAAGTTCGCATACCAGTCCTTTTGCTGCCATGCTGCTTCGAGGAAAGACATATCCGGCAAATCCATCCGGTATGATGAGACCGAATCCAAGAGGAATCCTAGCAACCTCGCCTGGTTGTAATGTGCAATCATAAGGCATGAATACATCAGCACCGGCATCATTTTCATGTGGCCGGAAAGGATGATGATCTGCTTTCAGACCAAAGTCAATCAGTTTAATCTTTATGGCTGCTCACCTCCTTTCTGATGAGCTATTATTGAACCAGTATCCGGTCACGGAAAAGGAAAATATAAATTCAAGAAGTAGTTTGGGTATTGTAAAATTTTCACTCGATGAGTGGAAAATTTGCTTATGAAAGAAGTTTGTGCAGATTGTCTGCATAAATTCAAAATAACTCAAAAACTTGGCTTTTAACATTGGTTAAGTTAAAATGAAATAAATTAAGTTAAAAGGAGAATGAGAAATATGCTTACAAGCGTATTCGGGATTTCTATAAAATGTGAAGCATGGAAACATCAGGATTCTTTACCTGTTTATATCGCTGGAAGTTATGATTTTCAAACAGCATATATTGGAAACAAACGTTGCATAATGCTTATTCCGACAGAAGAGCTTGCAACACTTCCGGCACTGAAAAAGCAAATTACAAAAATACAGCAGGTTGATAATGTACCAGTCGTATTTGAACTTACAACTGTATCAAATTATCGAAGAAAAAGCCTTATAGAAAATAATATACCGTTTATTACTGATAAGCAGGTCTTTCTTCCTTTCATCGGAACAATGCTTTCTGATGAGAAAGAACCCCAAAAATTAAGGGGTAAGTTTGTTTATTCCACGCAGCAGTTGTTTTTGTTTTATCTGTATAGTAAGAAAAAACGATTGTATATTTCAGAAGCCGGAAAAGTGCTTCCATTTACAGCAATGACCTTGACCAGAGCAGTAAAGCAGTTGGAAACG